CACAACGAAGTCCCTGCATCACTGCGACTGGATCGCGCACGAAGCCCAGAGGCGAATCAAGGTGAAGTACATGAAGGGTGTCGCTGAGCACAAGACGTACCTCCCGAACGAAGGCGTGGACAAGATCCTCGACTTCGCCATCGATGAGGCCATTGATCAGCTCACGTACCTTCTCACCCTGCGTCAGCTTCTGGATGAGAGGTGAAGCATGTCGCTGGTCCCATCTCCTGGCTCTGAGCTGGCACAGGAAAGAGGGTGTACATGTCCAGTTCTCGACAACGAGTACGGCAAGGGAATGCCGTATCCCGACGGCCCAAAGTTCTGGGTAAACGCAGGGTGTCCTCTGCACGACCCTTCGAGGGTCTCGAATGTGGGTGCTACGACATGTCTCGGCCTCCCACAGATCCAAGATCGTGCGAACACTGTTGGCATCCCCAGCATGACATCCGAAAGTGGGGGTTTCGAGATCACTGCGGACGTTGTGGTACGTGGAGGGGCGTCTTCGACCTCTGAGTCCGAGTTCATTCTCGTGAGGTACCGCAACGGATGCAGCGACTGGATGTCCCCAAGCGACTTGGGGTATTGCGTCGCGAACCACGCGCCGTGCAGGGCTGTTGGCTGGGAAGGGTTCACAGCCGTTGTTCACAGGTAGGAGAGTATGATCTTTAGCGCGTTTCAGAGGGACGACCCCGACTGGATGCTCACGACCATTCAACGCAACGGGCACTACTTCAAGGTTGGGATGACCGCAGAGGAGCTGTTCAAGGCTGCGCTTGGGGAAGAGGAATGGAACCGTCGTGTGGCTGAGGCTTACCACGAACAAACAGGACAGCACCTCGGACCGCCGCCGCCACCACCGGTGCCACCGAAGGTTCCAGATCCAGAGCCGAAGCAGGATCGTTTCATCAACGTCAAGAGCATGGAGGAAAGATGGTCTCAGATGGATTCGTAGATCTGAAGGCTCGCCGTGAACAGTTGACGGCGTATCGGTATGACGACATTCAGGAGATCATGGACACCAACGAAGGGAAGTCCCAGATCTACCTGCGTGGGCGTGCGAACCCGGTGGAGATCCACCACACCAAGGAAGAGGTTCGCCATCTCATCAGAAAGGCGATGAGCATCGAAGGCCAATGAACGGACGACGCTGCAAGGCGCTCAAGCGCGCGTTCGCGAAGGAGAACGGTCGCCCACCCTCGATGATGGAAGTCATCAAGTACGGCAAGGGCGGCTCGGTGACCTACAAGACGAGCGAATGGCGTCAAGTCAAGAAGGCCTACGGTAAGGTTAGGAGGGGCTGGTGAAGACAACCAGACGAGGATTCATTGGAGCCGTGGGAGCGATGACGCTTCTCACGGAGCACTACGTTAAGCCAGAGCTGAAGTACGATCCACTTCGCCGCGTGACGGTTCATCACGAGCGCGACCGCGCGTTCGTGACGCTACCTTGCGCTCAGCCGGTGCAAACAGGGTCCGTCGTGGTTCATACGCCATACGGCATTCGTCCCGCGAAGGCGACGGACCTCTACATGAAGCAGGGAACGTTCTTCGGCATCGCTGCACAGGACGGGTTCTACGGCGATGAAATCAAGATTCTCGTCCGAGGAACAGGGGAGGCGATCCTCCCATGACAGATCTGGAACGACGACCACTCGTCATCTACCACAGCGACTGCTTCGACGGCTTCTGTGCCGCCTGGGTCTTCCGCTGTTTCAAGGGCGATGACGTCGAGTACCATCCCGGGCGCTATGGCGACGACCCGCCCGACTGCAAAGGACGTCGTGTCTGGCTGCTCGACTTCAGCTACCCTCGCGACGTCCTGATCGAGAAGGTCATCCTGCCCTCGATCCAGACGACGATCTACGACCACCACAAGACAGCCGAGGCCGATCTCGCTGGAATCAACGACGATCTGTGGAAGCGCGGAGTCCAGCGCGGCCACGACAGGATCGTCTTCGATATGCACCGCAGCGGCGCTGGGATCACCTGGGACGAGCTGGAACATGAGCGCGGCGTGAAGCGTGGCAGGCACGAGCCCAGGTACAACGAGCAGCGCAAGGACCGGCTGGTGGACTACATCGAAGATCGCGACATCTGGCGCTTCCGCTACGCGAACAGCAAGGAGATCTCTGCGTACATCTCGACGGTGCCGATGACCTTCGAGAACTACGACGCGCTGAACGCAGCGCTGCAGAATGCGGAGGGCTTCGAGCGCTGCACGTACATGGGCCGAGCCGTCTTGGACTACATCGAGATCTACGGCGACAAGTCCGTCAAGAGCGCGAGGATCGAGACGGTCGGAGGCTATGAAGTCCCGACCATGAACATCCAGTATATGAACTCGTCCGAGCACATCGGCAAGTTGGCCGAAGCCTACCCGGACCATCTGTTCGCCGTCGGCTACTACCGGCGCAGCGATGGGAAGTGGCACTTCGGCCTGCGCTCGCGCGGGGACTTCGACTGCTCCCAAGTCGCAAAGCAGTACGGTGGTGGTGGGCACCCAGGCGCGTCTGGCTTCCATTGCGACCGCCTCCCATGGGAACCGCCGCCATCGACTCCGCACTACATTGTTGACCCAGAGGTTTTCGAGGAGGTCATCAAGAAGCCGACTGGAATCATCGAGATTGGTAAGCCCTCCCTCGATGCCACCGGGCCCCACACGAGCACGGAGCCGACGACGGGGAAGGTCTCAACTATCGAATTTGGTGATAACTCGGTTGCCACCGTCTCCGACGAAGACGAAGGCGACTGCGAGGGTTGCCCAGATGAAGACGAGGCTTGACCTAACGCACTACCGGGTCGATTCGGTGGAGCTGCCCAGTGGGGAGTGGTTCGTCACGATGACGAGCAACCTCATGGGCTCCCAGGTAGGCTGCACCAGAGACACGAAGGAGGAAGCGCTCAACTGCTGCATCCGTGAGGCCGAGTACCAGAACGACTACGAGTGTCTCAAGTACGGACACCGCAGGTTGCACCAGTTCGAGCCGTGGGAGAATCCGCCGCTGAGGCACTGATGAAGAGGAGGTACGCGCAGTTCGCGATCAGCCATTTGGTGAAGTGCAGCATGAGCAAAGGTGAACTGATTCAATTCGTTCGGGATCAGGCCAAGGCGCTCGGGATGTACGAGCTGGCAGAGACGAAAAGCGCCTCGTCGGACTACACCGTCTACTACGGCCCCGTCATGACGTATCCGCACATCATGGGTATGCTGAGGAGGAAGGCGTTCACCGAGGTCATCAAGACCGAGGTCATCAAGAACGTAATGATCAGGGCACTCTAGATGGCGAAGAAGGATCTATCACCCAAGCAGGTCAAGGCCCTGCTGGTCTTGTCGGTTGGGCAGTCTCAAGAGCGAGCTGCCAAGGAGGCTGGCGTCCAGACGAAGACCGTGAACCTCTGGCTCAAGGAAGAGAGGTTCAGGGAGGAGCTTCGTCTCACCATGGAGCGCATGAGGCACCAGTTCGAGTCTCGCGTCATGAGCGTTGCCAACAACGCCATGGTCGTGGTTCAAGAGTTGCTCACGCACAAGGAGCCCCTTCTGCGATTGAAGGGTGCTCAGCTTGCGCTGAACTCAGCGACGCGTTTGAGCACTAGGTACAAGGAACTGCAAGTCGAGGGGTACGTCCCACCTCCCGCGCCCATGATCGTGATCACGGACGGAATGAAGGATCCCATCTTCAACCCGTCCACGCCCACGAAGCAGCTCGAAGCCGTAATCGATGCTGAGGCGAAGGAGATTGATGGCGACCCCGAACCCAGCGACACCTGATTTCGCAGAACCAACCCTCCCAGGTCCGATGCAGTTCGACTACTGCTCGGAGCTGCAGGAGCAGGCCGTAGCCCACCCGCCGGGATCACCCTTCCTCCTCATCGGAGGATTCAACAGCGGCAAGACTACTGCTGCGATCTTGCACATGTTCATCCTGTGCGAGCGCTTCCCAGGCTACAAGGTCGCTGTCCTCAGGAAGACGTTCCAAGACATGAAGCTCACCACTCGTCCGTCGTTTGACCAGTGGTTGAAGCCGGAGTACGTCAAGTCTCAGAACGAGAAAGAGGTCGTGCTCAAGAACGGGTCGAGCTTCATCTTCCACTACCTCGATCAGCCGAACAGCGCCACCATCCTGAAGGGTCTCGAAATCAACGCGGCGATCCTCGATCAGGCAGAGCAGATGCAGGAGGCCACCTTCACGATCCTCCTGGGTCGTCTCGGTCGATGGAAGGGCGCAACCGTTCCTGGCTGGGTGCTGAACAAGTACGACGGCGAGTGGCCTTGGCGCGACACTACCGGGCGTCCGATTCCTCCTGTTTCCATCATCCTGACCGCGAACCCGTCCGAGGATGGAGACCCCGAGCTGCACTGGCTCTGGCAGCGCTTCTCTGACGAGTCGAAGAAGTTTCATGAGAAGTTCTCCATCCAGGGTTATCGCTCGATGACGCTGCCGACCATGAGCAACAAGTTCGCCGGTCAGCAGAACATCGATTTCTTGATGCAGCAGGACGAGGAGTACATCCAGCGGTTTGTCTACGGCAAGTGGGTCAAGAGCAAGGGGCACCTTTTCCGCATCGATCCGATGTCGGAGTTGGATTACGACCCGACCCTGATCGCCAGCATCCAGAACAACATGAACCTTGGACGTGTGCTTGATCATGGAGATTCAGCACCGACCTGTTGCTTGTGGTACGGCGTCGATTCAGACCACAACGTTTTCATCTGGCAGGAGTACTACCAAGAAGGCGTCACGGACACAGGAGAGTACGGAATCGAGGATCACCGAACCGCGATTGCCGCACTCACGAAACCGATCTCGATCCGCACGAACCTTGCCGATCCATCTATCTTCGCGAAGACGCGCGGCATCTCTGGCTACACCACTCGGCAGCAGCGCTGGTCGGTAGCCGACGAGTACGCCGACAAGAAGCTGATCCAGTCGAAGGTCGCTGGCTTGCCAACAGCCATCCACTGGCAACCGGCGGACAACAACGAGATGCTCTCGCGCACGCGCCTGAAGCAGTACCTCAAGGTTGATCCCTTCCATCGTCATCCGATCACGGGAGAGCTTGGGGCTCCGCACATGTACTTCATCAAGAAGTCGGACGAGTGGGACCATGGAGTCTTCCACGCGATCAGAGAGATTCGCTCAGCGAAGAGGCTTCAGGTCGGGGAGTCGGACGGAAAGCCAGTCTACGGAGAAGACCGCGACCCGTCCATCCCAGACCACGCTCTCGACTGCGCCCGATACCTCGTGAACAGCCGCCCACTTCCGGCCTCTGTCTCTAGTGAAAAGCCCAAGCTAAAGGCGTACGCTAAGCCAGACGGCAGAGTGATGATCACGCTTCCTCCGATCACGCAGCAGTCCGCCTACAAGAAGCGAGAGTCGAGCGAGCGAGGAGCCTGGAAGAGCCGGGGTGGCGGATATTGAGAATGGTAGGATAAGCCCATGAGCGACTTGATTTCTGGCCTCCAGGGACTTCTTGGTATTGGTCAACCAGGGATTGACGCAGAGCAGGCAGCGAAGGAGGAGAAGGAAGTCCGTCGCCGCTTCAAGCGCATCTCTCAAGCGAAGGAAGACAAAAAGAAGTGGGAGACCAACTACGAGGTTGACCGTGCCCACGATTACGTGCGTGGCTTCCAGAGAGCCCAGGACGACGAGAAGGACGCTCAGGGCGACAAGAGGTACCAGATCAACAAGATCCTCGCCGCGATGAAGGCGAAGATTCCAACGATCTTCTACTACCACCCCTACATCCGCATCCGGCCCTCGCTCGGGCGTGAGGACGCCCCAGAGCAGACCGTCTCGAAGCGAGCCGAGCTTCTTCAGGACACGATCAACACGATCATCCGAATGCCGGAGACGCGCTTCAAGCCCGAGTGCATGGTTGCGCTCAAGGAAGCCCATTGGGCTTTCGGCGTCATCGAGGGAGGCTACGAAGCCGAGTGGGGAGAAAACCCCTTTGCTCCGAAGCCGGAGCCCCTGGCCGAGAACGAGGATGTCGAGAAGGAACTCGAACTCGCTGACCCGGAGAGCATCGAAGGTGAGCTGGCGAAGCTTGCCGAAGTGCCACACGCAGAAGCCTTCTACTGCAAGCACATTCCCGCGCGTCAGTTCTTCGTTTCGAACCCAGACCGCTCTGCAACGGAGACCCAGGATTGGCTTGGCTATTGGGAGTGGATGT